CCAAGTATATACTGATATTATTAATCCTCTAGAGGGATTTCCTATAGATAATGGTGAGGAGTATGTAGAAGATATGGATGGATTTTTATGGATTAGTAGAATATCAATAAATGAATTTATAGATAAGCATAGACATGAAATAGACCCTAAAGATTGGGATTATATAGATAGTCTTATTACTAGAGGTAATGTAGATGGCCCAATTACAGTTCCTATATCTTTATTACATACTAGATATGGAGAATCTTTTGAAAAGTTTATGGGTAATAGAATTGAAGGCAAGACTGAATTTGATTTAATAGATAATAATAGACTTATAACTAGATATATTGCTTGTTATAAAACTGAGAAACTAATTAAGATACTCACCTATTTAAATGCAATGGGTGAGATAACAACTAAGACTGTAGATGAAACTTATATACTTAATCCTGAACTAGGAGATATTAAGATTGAAGAAGAATGGATTAATGAGTTCTATATACAAAAGAGATTTGGTGATGATAGAGCAGGAGTATATACTAAACCTCAACCATGTTTAGTACAACGTAGAGACCCTAATAATAAGAGTATTTGCAAAAGTCCTTTTGGAGGTAAAAAAGGTATAATGAATGGTATGGCTATTAATCCTATACCTCATAGACTTATACCTTATTTAGTATTATATAGGATTATGACACTTCATATTGAAAGAACTATAGCTAAATTTAAAGCTGCTATAATACTTATTCCTAAAATGCTACTTAATGACGATGCAGCAGGAACTATAGTTGATAAATGGACTCAAATGCTTGCTGATAATTCATTAGTTTATGATGATAGTGAGGTTGATTTTAATACAATAGCTCAAGGTGTAAGAGAAATAGGTGTTACACAAGCTCAGTCAATAGAAAGATTCGTAGCTGCATTGACTAACTTTAAAGCACAAATTAAAGCTGAGGCTCAAGAGATATCTCATATGAGCGATGCTAGAGTTGGTGAAGCACCTGCCAGTGGAACTGCTACAACTAATCAACAGAATTTAGCAATGGCTAGATTAGGTAGTGCATTAATGATATATGTATTTAATGAAGCATTACGTAGAGAACATCAAGCTGATTTAGAATGGAGTAAAGTAGCATGGATAGATGGTACAGCAGGTAGTTATATAGATAAAATTTTACATGATACTACATTTGTTAAAATAGAACCTGGTGAAGATTATGATACTAATTGGGGAGTATATGTTACTAATAGTAAATTAGATAATGAGAAACTTGAACAATTATCTAAGATTGCTTTTGCTGCTGCACAGAATGATAGAACTGGATTAGCTGCTAAAATAATAGCTATTGATAATATCCCTGAATTATGTAAGATATTAGATGAATATGAAAAGACTACTAGAGAATTTGAATCTAGTATGAAAGATAAAGATACTCAAAAAGAAGAAGTATCTCAACAGCATGAAGATGAAAGATTAAAAGCCACACTTGAAAATAAGATTGAATTAGCTAATATTAAAGAAGCTGGAGCTAAAGATAGAGAAATGATAAAAGCTATATCATCTAGTAAAGATGGTGAGGGCAAAGAAGATTTAGATAAATATGTAAAACTTGAAGAAGATAAATTAGAGTTACAAAAAAGGGAGTTAGCTCTAAAAGAGCATGATGTAAATGAGAAGCATAGAATTAATGAAAAGAAAGTAGATAAAGTTCCTGTAAGTCAAGACTAATTTGCATTGTAACAAGATTACATTATATATGTTATCACAGGAATTGTTTATAAAATTGTTTATAAGTATAATGAATAGACTGTCAAATAAAGGATATTATACTTATCTTTGCAAACTAACTGATTTAATAACAGATAATAAATAATAATATGCCAGAAGAAGTTAAAAAAATAGTATTACCTATTGGTAATGAAGGTAAAGAAAATACAGTTATAACTCCTACAGAAGGAGATAAAACTAATATAACCACAGATTTAGTTATTGGTAAAGATACTTTTAAAGTTAATACAGAAGGAAATGCTATTGATGATAAAGGTGTTGTTATAAAGACTAAAGTTGAACTTGAACAACTAAAAACTATTGCTGCACAACCAGTTGTTACTAATGAAGAATCAGTAATAATACTTGATGCAGAAAATAAAGAAATAACTTATAAATTAGATAAAGATGGTAATGCTCTTAATAGTGATGGTTCTATATTTAAAACAAAAAGTGAACGATCTACATTGGATGAAGTACCTGTTACTTCTGATGATGAATTATCTATAGAAGAATTACAGAAATTAACAGGAGTTACTCCAATGGATAATAATGGAGTTCCTCTAGTTTATGAGAATACAAAAGAAGGTCTAACAAAATATACTCTTGACACTGCTACGATACTTGGGGAACAATATGCTAAAGATGAACAAAATAAGTTAATACAAGCTTATCCTATATTACAAGATGTTATTAATCATCTTGTTATTAATAATGGTAATCTTGAAGGGTTTAATAAACAAACCTCTTATGATAGTATTGTATTAGATAAGAATAATAAAGACCAATTAGGTTATATTATAATTGAAGAAAGACTTGCTAAAGGGGATAGTAAAGAACAAGCTAATACATATCTTAATTATTTGACTGCTGATAATAAACTATTTGAAGGTGCTATAGCAGCTAAAGATTATCTTGTAGGAAAAGAAACTGAATTACGTACAAGACAACAGAAACAACTTGATGATATAAGACTTAGAGACCTTGATACTGAGAAACAGTATTGGCTTTCTGTAAAAGCTAAGTTAGATAGCGGTAAGCTTAATATAGGGAATAAAACTTATACGATACCTAAGACAATAAAAATAATAGAGAATGGTAAACCTGTTATGAAATCTAGCAATGATTATATGGACTATATTTCTAAACCTCTTATATATAATATTGATGGTGTTAACAATACGATGACTCACAATCAGTATGATTTATATATGGAGAAGATTAATTTAGTAAAGACTGGTCAGAATATTGATAATGATATGTTTGATTCTTATAGAAGGTTTACTAAAGGTGATTTAACTCAATTTATTGAAGAACAAATACTCAATAGTGAAGTTAAGAAAATTCGGGTATTGAAATCTCAAACTAGTAATAGTGCTAGACCTAATGTTAATACTAATACTGGTAAGATTCTATTACCTGTTAAATAACTAATTTAAAACTGAAATAATATGCGTGAACTATATACAGCTACTTATGATAGTAGTGGCTATACTGACCAAGATATTATGTATAAATATAAATTTCTTGAACCAGTACAGTTAAGTAAGAATTTAACATACCTTTGGGGTAAGGATTCTAATATGTTTCCTTTATTAAGTTCTACAGAAGGTCAAGGTTTACTTAAACCTATGAAACCTAAAGCACTTAATGATACCCAATATGTATGGGATATAATGGGAAGAATGAAACATACTTCTCAAGTATATGCTTTATACAATACAGGTCTTGCTAAACCTGGATTAGGATTTAGTCCTTTCCAAGTTTATATGCAAGATAACTGGTTTATTGGACAGCATGGTGCTATGACTGCTGATAGACAACATTTGCTTCGTATTCAAGGTGAACCTACTAAACAAGCTAATGGAATGTATTTATATACATTTGTTATTGTTGGAGGTAATCATGCTGAATATGTAAGTTTAAATAATTTTACACCTGGTTGTTACTGGACTATGGCTGCTCCTTCTGTTGCTGCATCATTTAGTGATGGTAATAGAAGTAACTCTATGGGGCCAGCTAAGATGACTAATCAGTTTGGTTTCCAGAGATTCTCTAAAGTTATATCTGGTAATATTGCTCATAAAGCTACTAAATTTGAATTTGATTTAGAAGGTGGAGGTAAGACTAATTTATGGATGCCTTTTGAAATGAAACTATTTGAAATTGATAGGAGACTTGATATTGAAACTGATTTATGGACATCTGTATACAATAGAGATAATAATGGTCAGATTACTTTAAAAGATGAAGTAACTGGAAAACCTATTCCTAAAGGTGCTGGTATATTTGAAATACTTAAAAGTACTGGACAATATAATACATACTCAACTTTAACAAGGAGTATGTGGGATTCTATCATAACTAATATATTTACTAATAGGGTTGATAGAACACCTATGGAAATAATCCTTTATACAGGTGCAGGTGGTATGCGACAGTTTGATAATGCAATGAAAACTGATGCCTTTGCTAAAGGTTATTTTACACCAATGGGGAAACAGGAAATTGAATCTGTTTCTAAAGAAGGACAATATTTAACTTATGGTAATTATTTTAGACATTATCGTACAGTTGATGGATATTTACTTAGTGTTACAGAAACTAATTTCTTTAATCAAGGTTTGTTAGCAGAAAGTGATAGAAAGAATGGTAGGATGGTTGGTGGACTTCCATTATCATCTTATACATTTGTATTTCTAGACCATTCTATGACAGATGGTGGAGAAAGAAATGTAACCTTAGTATGTGAAGAAGGTAGAGAACTATTAACAGGTGTTTATAAAGGTTTAACCAATTTACCTGCTGAATGGGCTGCTATTGCTAGAAATGGAGACCAGTTATCTGATAGAAAAGATATTGCTACTTATGAAGTAATGACTTCTATGGGTATTAATATGTACAACTGGACTACATCTTATATGGCAGAAATGTTAATGAACTAAGATAAATTAAAATACTAATTAATCTATAAAAGAGTTATAACTTATAAAGATAATAAAATGATAAAAGATAGTAATATAATATATATAATGAGGCGTAAGAACATCTCTAGTTTTATGCTTTCAAATATTAAGCTACAGCATGATAATCCAGATACTGTAAGTGGTACAGTATCTGGTTTAGATGAGAGTACTAGAAAAATAGGTAGTACTATTGGTGCTGTTAACAAGATGATTATCAATGGAGATGAAATGAAAGTACTTATGCCTACTATTTTAGGTAAAGACCCAAAATCAATATCCTCTGGCTGGGATGATGTAGTTAAAGATTATTGGGATTCTCTAAGAGTAGAAATTGAAGAAGAAGGTATGGAATTAGAAGTTGGATTCATTTATGATTTTAATGATAGAGAAAAAAGAGAAGAAATAACTCGTTTAGCTCTTGAATTTAAAAGTATAGTTGATGATAAATCTCTGATGAAAGTTCTTAAAGATAGTAAAGATGGTAAACAAATTATACCTGAAAATAAGAAATATCTTTATGCAACTCCTATTAATATACCTAACTATTTACTTTGGAGATATTGCTTAAATTATTCTTTAGTTGCTAATAAGATTGAAGATGTTGATAAGAGTCCTAGAATAGCTTTTTATTTGTATTCTAAAGGTGAAATAGAATCTACTAGAAGAGAAGCTTCTAAATTAGAAGATAAGTCCTTAGCAAAATATATAGAACTTATATCTAAAGAAGAGAAAGTAGATAATGTAATATTAGCTTTAGGACATGATATTAAAGGAATGAGTGTTGATGATAAGCATATCTTGCTTAAAAATTTATCTAAAGAAGATGCAACTAAGTTTATTGAAACAGTTGATGATAAGAATTTGATTATAAAAGCTGAGATTAATAAACTTATAAATGCTAATATACTTAGGAGAACTCCTAATACTGAGATTATAACTGATGCTTCTGACCCTGAATTAATATTAGGTCATAGTATAAATGAGGTTATAACCTATTTTTCATTAGATACTAAGCAAGCTAAGGTTTCTGAATATAGAGTTAAATTTAAAGCTTTAAATAAATAATTATGTATCTTACTGCAAAAGAACTTCATATAGCTTTTGATATAAAGGCTCAATGGCTTAATAGCAATCGTGAGAGAGTTATAATGCCAGAGGAGAAAGATATGCTTCTAAATAGAGCTATGTATCAATTTATAGATGTTCGTTGTAGTAGGAAACTAAATGTTAAAAAAGAAGGCTTTGAAGATACACAAAAAAGATATGATGATTTAAGAGAATTAAAAAATAGTTTTAGTGCTCCTACTTATATTGATAGTGATTTTAATAGTTATAATGG